TTCAACGTCACCGCCGCGTGATGCGGGCTGCCGTCGCCAATCGCACTGTGCTCTGTGGGCGTCAACACTTCCGCGAGCGTCAACTCCTGCCCGGAGAGCGTCAGCTCTGCCGCGCTGCCGGCGCCCAATGTGACCGGGTCATGGGCATCGCTCGTCGTCCCTCCGCCGCCAGTGCCGCCACTGGCGCTCCGGGCGGTGTTTTCCACCGCCTCTTGTTCTTGCTTGCGCCGCTTCTCCATCGCCGCCAGCAGTACCTCCAGACGGCTATCCGCACCGCGCGGGCGCAACACCACCTTCCGTGCGTCCACCTGCACTTCCTGCACCTGGATGGTGATCTGCCGGTCCGGCACCAGGTCATGCAAGACTACCACATCCCCGGCGCGCACCAGCGCTGCTGGCCAACGACTGCCGTCAGGCTTGGCAATCATTGACGTAGAGCTCAAGCGGATGCCCGGCTGCGGCTCCGCGTTTTCTGCCAGATAGATTTGCGTCAACGTCAGCGCTTCGGCTTGTGAGGTCTGCGGTACGCGAATGGTCTTTTCCCGTCGCCCATACAGCGCAATGCTATCGTCATCCGTCAGCCAGGCTGTACGCCAACCGTCAGGCATCTCCCCGCGCACCGCATTCCAGACATCCTGTCGTCTCCAGCTCAGCGTCCAACTATCCAGATGCTGCCGTTCCAGACGCCAGTCAGCGTCATCCGACCACGGGCGAAACTCGGCCACACCGTCATAGATGGTGAGCAACCAGGTGGCGCTACCATCGCCCAACCCTGTCAGTTCCTCAAGCGCCTCCAGATATGTCGCCTGTTGGTAGACGGCACGATCTACCAGCACGCCGCCGGAAACGACCTCCTGCTGCGTGATCCCTGCAGCCGTGAGCAATGCGGCAGCAATCGTATCCGTGCTGGCGCGATTCAGCGTCCGCACGGCTACCGCAGTCAGTCGGAACTCAGCCTCACCACTACTCGTGCCATCTTTTCGCAATAGCACCGTCAGGCCCGTGGTATCCACGGTCAAGTCCACGTCTACCGTTGTATCAGTAGCGGCAGTCCACAACACTGTACCGTCGGCTGCCTGAATCTCAGCCACCCAGCTGCCGCTGGTAATCGTCAACACAATATGCGCTTCCAACTGCACGATGTTATTCGGTCCCAACTCGATAACATCTTCAGGGTAAGTAACGCTAACCTCATCCCCATCGGTGAAATCGCCATTACCTGCTACGTAGACCCGGTTGTTATTATCCGCGCTCATTCCCTCTGGAGGATCGCTATCCGGATTCCAGTTGGCATAATCCACATCGCTGAAGATTTGCCACAGTTCCAGGTCCACCAGTGCCCGCGGCAGCCCCAGCGCCGTCAGCGTCAACGTCGTATCTCCCAGCTGCGGCTCTTCTAGTTCTCCTCGCCAAACGCGCTCACCGGCAGTGAAGAATTCCAGCGTGCCTCCCGGCCAGCCATCCACTAGCCGCCACAATTCACGCCGTGCTGCATCCAACGTCACCGTGGCGCTCCACCATCCTCCAGGCGTCCGGCTATCGAAGCGCCAGGTACTGGCCTGCTCAGTTACTTCCAACCGCCCCGTCAATTCAGTCTCGACGAAGATTTGCATAGTGCTGCTAACAACCCCTTAACGGTAGTGATTCAAGCATCCGGTAGCACATTCCAACGAGGGACCGCCAGAATCTGCACCTGCGCGGTCCGCTCCGCCTCAGCCACACCTGTGTCCGATTCCAGGCCGAACGTGATGATCTGTTGTTTGCTAGAGGGCAACATCGCCTCGGGCAACAACTGAATACGCCCACCATAGCCGTCCAAAATCGGCAGCCGCTGCGAATCATAGTCGTACACTAGCTCATCACGAATCCCATCATCCTCGATGCACGTCCCCGGCAGCGCGTTGTATCCCTGAAAGCGCAAACGGCGATACTGCTCCATTGGGATGAAATGCACGAAATCGAGCCAACCATTGCTGCCATCCTCACTCTCTACCCACACCTTGAACGGATAGCGCAGCGGGTGTGTATACCCACCTGGTGGCAATACCACCATTCCCAGGTCAGTCCAACCGTTTACACCTTCCGCCCAGCGTCCAATCTGCATTCGAGTCAACTCGTATCCCACCGCCACACGCCAGCGATCTCCAGCGATTTGTCCATTTGCCAGTACCCGGAATGGTCCTACAAAATCACGGTTACTGGCATACTCCACTTCCCATCTAAAGGTGCTGCCCTCAGCCTGATAAGTGTTGCTGAACTGCGTGCCATATTGCAGCGTCACGCCTATCTCACTGCTCTCCGCTTCTAGCACCAGGTTGATCGGGCGATCGTACCACCCCATGCGCACCTCTGCCAATCTGCCGGTCGCGTAATTGTTCGAGATGCGGATCCGCGTCAACGCTGGCACATTCCCCACTGGGGCTTCAACCAGCACGAAGTTGTTGTAACCTGGTCGGCCATCATCGCAGTTATAGATCGTCGCGAAGTCGCCCCAGGCTTCGTCGAAAAACGTCCGCACCTGCAGCAACCCCTCCGGTCCCCGCCAGTACGGCTCGCGCGTCCACTGCACAGTCGCCGTGCGCGCATTCCCATTGGGCTGCGCCGTGCCGCCATAGAGAGTAGCCTCATACCAGTGCGCATTTCGGTCCTGATTCCGCATCTGCAGCACCATCCGCATATCGCGGCGTCCCGAAAGCGCCCACCGGCGCGCCGTCTCCAGCGCCGCATTGAACTGCCGGAGCCCATCCATCGGTCGCGCATACCACAGCGTAGCGGTTTCGTCAACGTTATCCACCTCTGCCGCGATCGGCAAAGCACCTTCCCCTGCTCCGCGTGTGGTCGTCACCCTCACCGGAGCAGCTTGTGGAGCAAACTCCACCCAGTTTGCCGTGACCTCAGCAACCGTCGTCACATCGCTGCTGCCGTAAGCTTCTACCTGCGCCAGTCGCAACTCGTACATTACACTGCACCTCGCAATGGCCTTAATCGACCCTCCAGTGCTGCACCCAAGCGGGCGCTGATCTGCTCCACCAGGTCATCCACATCCCGATCATCGTGAATATGGACCTCGCCAATCTGCACGCTAAACCCGCCCATAGTGAACCCGCTGCCGGCAGCGCTTGCTCCCTGCAGCGCCTGCGTCGCCATGGACGTACCGGCAACCGCTACACCCGCGCTACTTTCACGCAGCCCGATCTCATAACCCTCTCCGGAGAACTGCCCCATCTCCTCGAAGACCTTGCTGGGAGAATCCATCAGCAGTAGATTCTTCGCTGCGTCAATACCACCCTGGATGACATTCCCGACAGCATCAGCCACCGCGCTGGCGGCGCTCTTGATGCCGTCAATGAAGCCAGCGATCAGCCCTATGCCCACCTCGCGCAGTGAGAAATTGTTCAACCGATCAATGAGCGAACCAATGAAACCCACAAAGCCATCCACAAAGCCGCTGACCAGGCTGATCACAGCGTCAAATGTTGCGCCAATAGTAGTGCGAAACAGATCGAGCACTCCCCCGACCAACTCCCACCACGATTCCCAAGTCTTGCCCAGCGCATCAATCGCCGTGGCCCAATCCCCAGAGAACAACGCCGTAATGAATGTCGTGACATTGGTCCACCAAATCTTAAAACTCTCGATAACCATGAAAACCTTCTGCGACCAGATCTCGAACGAGTTAGCGAGCGATTCAAGCAACGCCGCAATACCGTTGAACGCGCCGGCGATCACCCCCACCGCTACCAGCAGCAGCGCCCCGATCACCGTCAGCACCGCGCCCACCACCTTGCCTAGATCATCCCAACCAAGGCCCAGAGCGCCCAGATTGTCGCCAATCTGGCCGAAGATCTGCCCCAACGAAGCGCCCATGGATTGGACTGCGGGCCAGATCACATCTACTGCCGCCAGCACCGTATCCTTCACCAACACCCAGCCAGTAAGGAAGCCGGCCATGATCGTCGTGCCGTTGGCGTCGAACCAGCCCTTAATGGCTTCGACTGCACCGAGAACCGTATCTCTCGCACTCAGAAATCCCGTGGCTACTTCGCTAATAAGGGGTGAAATCGTATCGCGCGCTATTCCAAACCATGCGACTACATTGCGAATTATCGGAACGATTACGTCAAATTTAGCTTTCAAGTCGGGGAAATTAACAAGAGCTTCGGAGATTGCTTCGAGTGGGTCTCCAGAATTGTTGATACTATAAAAGAAGATACCGATGCTATTACTGATATCCTCAATGACACCGCGTATCTTATCAACTGTGCCCATGAACGTCTGTGCGACATCTCGCCCAAACGTGGTGCTGAGTATCGCCCCCACATTGCTGATTGCCGTGGTCAGATCACCCTCGAACAGCGCCTTTAGCGCATCAATCACTCGCGGCAGATTCTCCCCTAACCACTTCCCTGCTGTTTTACCAAACTCGGCGATCTGCGGCGCATACTTACTCGCCAGCGCCCCCAACGGCTCCAGGATCGCCTGCAGTGCCGGCAGCAGACCCACCGCCAGGTCCATCTTGAGATTATCGAACGTGGTCCGCAACTGGGCCAGTGAGGCCGCCGTCCCACCAGTATTGTCACCCAGGCGTTCGACAAACCCGTCGCCTGCTGCTAACACCGCATTTAATAACGCTTCCTGCTGCTGGGCTTTGGTCATTTCATCCACGGTAATGCCTAGACTCTTGGCATACTCCGCATTGGCCGCAGCCAAATTGATCGTCAAGCCCAAGTTGTCCAAAATCATCGGGCTCCCACGACCGATGCCTTTGACCAGTGAATCCAGCAGGAATCCGACGTCTTGCCCTGTCGCAGCGGCGCTTGCCTGCGCGATTTGCAGCAGCGCCGGGAACTTGTCCGCCATGCTCTCGCCCACCAGGAGCATGGCGCTGTTGTACGACTCCATGAGCGAGGCGTCCGTCACCATCCCGTTCGCCGCGCGGCGCATCGAAGCCAGCACCTCATCCGCGCTCACCCCGGCGGAGGCCGCCAGGTTCTCGAACGAGGTGCGCAGCTGCTCGACGCGGGGCGCTTCAGTCAGCATCGTGGCGCCGATCTCGCGCGCCACGTTGACTACCGCATCGAAACCCTTCGTCAGCACATTGCCGGTCAGGAAGCCCAGTGCATTCTCGGCAATCCCGCCGATGCGTCCCCATAAGGTTTTGGATTCGCCCTCAGCCTCCTGCATCCCTTTGCGCAGGCCCTGCAAATCCATCGCCGTCCCGAGTACTGCTTCCCCTAGTGGAAAATTGCTCATGCTGCCTCAATAAAAAAAACGCCCGAATCGGGCGCACTAAGCGCTCAATCGGGCGTTCGATGACGCACACCAACAACCGCTAACCGTGTTTGTTACTTGGCCTTCTGCTCCAACTCCGGCGGCCAGACACGCTGATCTTCCTCAGGCTCCTCTTCCTGCAACACCGTCACGGGTATCACATTCACATGCCGTTCACCGTGATGGCGGCTCTCGACAATCAACACCCCATTCTCAATCCGTGCCCAGGGAAGCCCGCAGACTGTACAACGCAGGATTCTTCTCATGGCTTTCTTCCTCCCTCGATGCGTGCGCCCAGCTGCGCAAACCATTGACGAGCCTGCTCCGGGTCCTCAGTCGTCACCTCAACCTTCTTGATCGTCTCGTCACGTCTGGCTCTCTGGATGGCTTTATCCCAGGCGCGCGTGATACGCCGGCGCTCGTAGGGCTGCAACCATGGCAATGACCCGGCTAAGGCTGCGGCTTGCACCTCTTCCGCCTGCAGCGCGTCAATCCAGTGCAGCAGGCTTTCCAGCATCCAGAGCGGGAGCGTCAAGACCCGCTCCGGATCCAGGTGATAGAAGCGGGTCAGGCGCGCTATGAGCTCGCCGGACCCGCCTTCCGTTCCCCCAACGCCGCATTCCGTCGCTCCTGCTGTGCCTTGGACCAGAAATCCAACAGCGCTTGCTTCTGACCCAGGGTCATCGCTGCGACACGCTCCCCTGGCAAGCCGGGCGCGATGAATCCAACCAAATCATCCACCGCCTTCTCGATACGTTGCGCAAGGTTCGCATCATCGGGCTTCTGCTCCAGTTGCTTCACCAACGTCGGGAGCAACCGCTGCAACTTCTGGGCTCGTGCCATATCCACGATCCCCATGTCCGCCTGATTACGGAGTTCGTAGACCGTTCCATCCACATCCGTAATCGTGTCATGTTCCTGGATCAAACTTCCGAGATCAAAAGACTTGGGCATACCATACCTCCTCAGGTTGGATACACTTCTGCTAATAAACACTTAACGGAACTAAACCATGCCGGAACTACGTCGCCGCAGCTGCCTGCACCACCAGCCAGCCCAGTTCTTCGGCTTCCTCCTGATTTGCATCCACCAGTGCGTGAAACTCGCATTCCAATCCGGCGCGTCCATCTTTGGCAAACGTCGGCTGTGGTTCAGCGTCGAAGACCCCACGCGGTATCACATACATACCCGGCCATGCCCCATACGGCGAGAGCGCCTCTCCGCGGAACAACAGCGCGTACCCCGTGGGCACAAAGCCGCGCTGCAGCGGCATCGTCTTGGTGTCAGGATTCGCGACCGTGTCAGTTTCCACATTCGCCACATCATGCAACACCCGTGCATACTTCTCCAATGTCAACGCGACCAACGTGAAACTGATGACCACATCCTCTTCCGGGCGCACCGCCTTGCGCGGCCCCTGATGCTCATTGTCCCAGAAATAGGTCAGCGCCCCCGCGTGTTGCAGGCTTTGCTCCCCGTCCGTCTCACCCATGTAGACCCACGGCGAAGCAGGTGTCTCCGTTACACCTGGAACCGTACTGCCCACCGGGGCAATGTACACGTCCAGCGTCCCCGTCAACTGATCGAATGGTGTCGAATGTGCCATTACGACCCATCGCCTCCAATACAGCATGCATTCTCTGCCACAGCCAGCTCACCGTACACCAGCACCATATAGACATCTCTCACATCTGGTTCCTGCAGAAAACTCGCCCCAGATGTGAGATTCATCCAATAGACCAATGCCTTACCCGCACTGGTTTCTACCACCCGACGTTGGGCGCGCCGACTCACTGCCACCAACGCGCGGTAGACCGCGCTGGCTTCGGCAAATGTGCCACCATAACAACGGAACTCGATCCGCGGACGTTGCCATTCCAGGTATGACTCCGCATCACCGCCGTCGTATTGCACCTGCAACGCCTGGCACGGAATCGGCCAGCCATCGCCATACTTGTGGCGTGGCGCGATCCGGCCTTCAGTTACTGCGTTCAAATCCGCGTCACTGTACAAATGCTCGATCAGCGCTTCCAGAGCGTCAATCATCCCAATCTCCGATCAATATGCGCCTGGACGACCTTCAGTACCTGTGGCCGCACTTTGTTCAACGCTATCGTGAGATACTTGTACAGGAAATGTATGTGCATGGCATATTCCATCCCCGTACCCACGGCGATCTTCAAACGCTGTCCGTCGAGCTTCGGCACCACCTCGCCGGCATTGTTACCGCGCTCCGGGCTGTTGGATGCTGGTTCTACATTCTCGCGTGCGAAATTGTAATCCGGGCTGGCGGCATGGATGCTGCGTTGCAGCGTGCCCGTCAGCTTCCCGTGACCCGGCCACAACTGTTTCTTGGCCTCGCCCTCAATCCGCAGGCCGATCTCCACCAACGCCTCGCCCAGAATCTTCTCAATCTCTCTCTGGGTGGGCTTACCGCGCCAATCAAGACGTGATTTACTCACGAAACCCGCTCCAGAGTCAGCGAGATATGCCGCGCCTCCCGTCCTCTGCGCGTCAGACAGCTACGCACAGCGAACGGACCTACCTCTGATGTGCTATCCTCATACACTACATCACAGATGCGGTCGCCCTCGCCTACTTCCACATCCGCGCGCACCAGCAGCAAATACCCCGATACTGTTACCCACTGTTGGGTAACAGTGTCGAATTGTCGCTGATTCTTCGCCACTAACCGGCATGGAACATCCGTGAGATAGTCCTCATACACGCGCACGTCACTGCGATACTCGTCCTGCCGCAACGTAGCCCGCTGGATAGTACACCGGTGGATCAAATGCCCGTCGAAGCTCACAGCTTGAACACTCCCACGTAAGTATTGGCGGCGCTATCCGAATAGGTGAGCTGTACCCGCCCGTTGGCGTCATTGTAGATGCCCGTGGGGAACGGTCCGATGAGCCGCGTTTCTCCGGCCGCCACCGTGACCGTTCGGCTGGGTGGATCCTGCCCATCCACATCCTGCTGCACGTCGACGCTCACCGTCCGGCTGGCTGTGCCGTGACTGTTGTATACAGCCACTAGCGTGCGCCCGTCGTTGGCAAACTGATCTCCAGCTGCCGCAGCTGCCACAACAGCATACAGCACTCCATCTCGCGTGACCGTATTGACCGTTAATGTCGCCATATCACACCTGGATGACCGTTACATCCACATCTTGATTGAAGGTGACTTTTACCTCGCCTTCCTCATTGTTATAGATCGCTGGCGGGAAAGGTCCGAAGACCGCCGCTTTGCCAGTAACCAATGTGGCAGTTTTGTCCGTGATTGCCAAACCATCAACGGTTCCAGGGGTCTCGAAAGTCATCGTCACCGTGCTTCCCGTAGCATTGCTGACGTGTAACAACGCTCGTCCGTTATTGCGGAAGTAGTAGGTGTTGGCATTGGCAATCGTCGTCTTCAGATCCGTCGCCACTCGCCCTGAGCGCAAGGCTCGGTATACCGTCAAATCCACATCTGACATCGTGCCCCTCCTATACCTGAATCACCGTCACATCCACGATCTGGTCGAACGTCACCTGCACCTCGCCATCACCGTTGTTGTAAATGGACGGCGGGAATGGACCGAAGAAACCAGCCTTCGCCGTCGCCAGCGTCGCCGTCGTCGCATACCCGGATACGGGATTAGGCTGCGCCAACGTCGCGGTCACCGTACTGCCAGAGGCATTGGCTACATGCAACAGCATTCGCCCGTTGTTGCGAAAATGATAGGTGTTCGCCGTACTCACCGTTGTTTTCAAATCCGTCAGGATGCGTCCGGAGCGCAATCCCGGATAAGCCGTCACATCTACATCTGACATCGTTCCCTCCTAAATCACCTGGAACATCAACTGACGCAGCAACTGTGCCCGCGCCAACTCCCAATCTGGCGCCGTGAAACTGTACTCCCCGGCGATAGATTCACTGTGCATCGCGGTACGCTCCAGTGATAGGCGTACCAACTCCACCAACACCGCCTTGCGGTGTTCCCGATCATCAATCGGCACCCACAACACAGTCACTGGAGTTCCCCACAGGCTGCCCGCTGGCAAGCGCTCCAGACGTCCCTCATCAGTCCAGACGCGGAAATCCTCATTTGCCTGACTCAGCACCGTAGTGTTCTCAGTCACCCGGTACACGCTTGTCAGACGCCGCGGCAGGTACAGGTTCATGCCGCCGCCAGGCAACATCGTCGTGATCCGCGTATTAGCGTCAGCATAATGCGCCCCACAGCGTTGCACCATGATCGCCTCTTCGCGGTCAATAACCGCCTGTAAGCGCACATCATTCAACCCTGTGGACACCAACGCCCGCAGCTCAGTCACCGTGATCAAACTCATCGCAGCCTCCGCAGTAGTGCCGCTAAGGTTTTCTTAGCAGCACCGTGGCGCTGGCGGAAGGGTGAATCAGCGCCCACCCTTCCGCCTTTTGCCTTTTCTCGCTTAAGCCGTCCCCTCGTCTGGCGCCTGGTGGAACTCAC